TAGGATTACCATCACCATCAGATAACACAATGTAGTTACTTGCTGTACGGATGTCTAGACCGCCTTGATTTCCTGAATAAGAACCAAGAATAGAGTTTTTAGTTCCTGAAGTTACAAAAAAACCTGAAGCATAACCCGCAAAAGTATTTAAAGTGCCAGTTGCCGCATAACCTGATTGATAACCTAAATATGTACTAGAACCATTTGTTGTATTACTATAACCAGCTTGGTAGCCTACTGCTGTGTTGTTGGAAGCGGTGGTATTTGACTTTAAAGCGCCTGTACCCATAGCGGTGTTGTAACTGCCTGTGGTGTTTAAATATAAAGCACCATCAATTACAGTATCGTTTCCACCAACTGCGGTGTTTCCATTACCAGTAGTATTATTTTGAAGCGCATAAGAACCTAAAGCGGTAATATGTCCTGTTGTATTGTATTGACCAGCAACATATCCTACTGCGGTGTTATATGAACCAGTAGTGTTAGTGTATAAAGCTTGATAACCTACTGCTGTGTTTTGGGATGCGGTGGTATTTAATCTTAATGCTTCGTCACCTATTGCTGTATTGGATGAGCCTGTTGTATTTGTGTAAAGTGCTAAATAACCAAATGCACTATTATTTCCCCCAGTTGTATTTGCTGTGCCAGCACCTGAACCAACAAAGGCATTCGCTGTTCCGCTAGTATTTGATTTTCCAGCTATATAACCAATATACACAGAACCTGAACTATCAGTATTATTAAAACCAGCTTGATAGCCTATAGAAACCACATTGTTGCCAGTATTGCTATTACCAGCTTGAACTCCAAAAACAGCACTATTTGTTCCACCACCCTTACCAACAGTAAGACCTGATATAGAAGCATCGTTAGCTAAAGTTAATGTAGTGCCGTTAAAGGTCATGTTGGCAGAACCAACCACTAAACCACTAGAGTTATAAAGGACTTGAGTAGTCGTGGAAGAACCCACGCCACCTTTAGTGCCAATAACTTGCACTACGCCAGCAGAGTCTTTGTAGAACAACTTTCCATCAGCCGTGTTTATAGCTAGTTCGCCAGCGACTAAGTTACCAGCCGTAGGGACATTGGTAGCTGTAGAAGAATAATAAATCGAAATTGGTGTGTAGCCTGTCTGTGCCATGATTAGTATGTTCCGCCAAAGATGCCTGTTAAGGCTGTTAGTGTACCAACATTGTTAATGTCGTTTGTTGCCATATTGAGTGCGCCTGACATTGGCGTTTGTCCGTCTGCCGAAACAGATTGAGTAAGGCCATCAGCAATGTTTTGCATTGTTGAATTAGCCCAGCTACTTGTAATAGTAGTACCTGTGACTACTGGGTTGCCTGCTGGGAGTGTGTAAACCCCTGATCCATTTCTACTCATTCATAACTCCTTGTTGGGCAGATTTCATAATTAATAATTTTGCCAGTTTTCTTTGTTCAGGCGTACCTGAATTTGCTAAATCTAATACTGGGCGCGATAACTGACCTGCTTTATAAGTAGCTTCGCCTACCAATCTAGGGCTTTGCAGTGGAAGTGTTGCTAAAGGTGCTAAACCAGCAGGGCCAGCTAATGCAACACCACCAATAGCACTTCCAGCAGTTAATTCAGGAACAATGCGGTGCATACCGCGTGGAATCCAAGTGTTTAAAGATTGACCTGCTAAAGCTGGCATTAAATCCACACCACCTTGGGTACGCAAAATATCCGCTAACTCTTTACGATAACCATAATTAGCATTGACATTGTTACGGGTTAAAGATTGAAGTTTGCGAATAGCCGAATCAGCAGAAACACGATCACCTAAAGACAAAGCTTTTTCAAGTTCACGCTCAATACCCAATGATTCCTCATAGTCAGCCATTGTTTTTGCATAGTTTTTGTCTTGCTTAACAATTGTTTGTTTTACGGAATTGCGTGTTTGTGACAATACGGCTTTTGCTTCATTGGTCATATCGTTACGATATAAGTCATCAATTCTGCGTTTTAGAATATCTAAGCCTTCAGCAGTATGCAATCCTGATTTGGATTTCCATTCATCCACTACTGCTTTAATTTTATTAATGTCTTTTAAAGAATCTTCACCTACGGCAGAAGCTACATCGCCACCACCTTGTACTTTAAGATTATCTAAAGATTGTTTAAAAGAATTTTCAATTGGCGCAAAATCAAGCTTTGGGGCAGCTTTAGGCAATGGCTTTCCAGCTACAATTTCTTGATTTGGCTTGGTAGATTGGATGCCTTGCTCATACGCTTGTTTGCGTTGTGTTTTAAGTGCTTGCATACCTGATTGCGCTGCTTCAAGCACATCTTTAACAGGTACTTCACCGCGCAAATTTTGTATAAACTGTTGATTGCCAGTAGCACCTGCTTTAGCAGCTTCTTCAATAGATTTACTACCTGCGCCCGTGGTTAATCCTAAAGTTTCAGAAAGGGCTTTTCCAGTAAATTTAGCGGCTGGAGCAATGATTTCACCTACAGGGCCAGTAGCCGCGCCAAACATAGCTGCATTACCACGACCTTCAACGCTAGGGGTTAATAAAGCACCTGTGCCTGCGCCAATTGCTGATTGTTCACCTACAGCAGTAGCAAAACTAGGTATTTTTCCAATAATATTAGCTGCTGTTGGCATAGATTTTAATGCTCCAACAAGTTTTTGAGCAGCAGAATAAGGGGCTAAATAAGAACCAATTTGACCTGTTGTGCCTGCTATTGGATATTGTTCTTTAACTTGATTTGTAAGACGTTCACCAAGACGGCTAATATTGCGACCAGTTTCAGGAAAAGCTAATTCAGTTGCTGCACCTGCACCTTTAATAAGTTCACCAGCACCAGCAACTGCCATAGGGCCAACAACAGCGTTGCCTTCCATTTTAGGAATTTCAATTCCTTTAAGAAAACGATCATAAGCTGTTTCAGGCTGCATAACTGCGCCTTCAGGCATAGCTGGCAATCCTTCTACAAGAACAGCACCTTTGGGAAGTGGTGGCAATGTGTCAGACATTATTTAACTTCCTCGCCTGTATTGGAATTAACCCATTTACCGTTACGAACTTCAATTGGCTGACCATTTAACACTGCTCTAGCAGTCGCGCCTGTTTGTTTTGGCGTTCCAGCAGGTGCTTCTTCAACTTTAGGCACAATAACATATTTACGCATATTTTCAGGAACAGGTTTTTGAGCCGTTCTATATGTAGCTACAATTTTGCTACTACCAAAATCTTTTTGTTCGTCAAGAATTTTCTTGACAGTATTTTTGGTAACTAAAATATTAGAATAATTAGGCACTACTTCTTCTAAAATACGTTCGTCACCACCATTAAGAACGCCTAAATTATTGGCTTCTTTACCAGTTAATTTAACTTGTGCATATAATGAATTAAGCTTTGTTCTAACTTGTGGATTAGTTAAATCTTTAGCATTTAAATTATTTACATAATCACTGTATTTGCCTAAAGCATCAACATAAGTTGTAGCACCAGTTACAGTATTAGCAGGAGTTCCTTCTAATGGCTTGTAAATATCCGCTTTCCATGCTCGAGCCGCAGAACCACTAGGCATCGCAGGCATTGGGGGTGCTTTAAAAGGATCGTAACCATATGTTCCTACCAAAGCATTTTCAGGAACGTTATTAGCAGATATTGGTTTAACAACAGTGCCGCCAGCAATAGGGTTTTGTGTTGGATTAACAACAGAAGGATTAACAGGAATATTTCCACCACCAACAATAGGAACATTGTTCATTGGCATAGTGCCGCCACCAGCTACAGGCGTATTACCAAATCTACCAGTTCCAATGCCTTGGTCGTTTAAAGTGAGTTGTTCATGTGGGCTTAATGCAGGTTTGGAAGTTGAAACAAACCGCATTGTAGATTCAGGATTTGGCGAATTTTGGTCATAAACATAAGTGTCTGTATTACCAGTTTTCTCGTTGTATCTACTAACTTCATTCCATTTAGGGCTTTCTGTAAGTTTTTTCATACCCATTGCTCTTAAAGGCGCGCTATAAGAAAGAGCAGCATTTAGATTGGCTAATTGCGGATTTGCTGGTTGTGCGGCAACAGGAGCAACTTGCTTATACGGAGCATTGAGTTCCATATTAGGGCCATACATATCAGCAGTAGTTTGTGTAGTCATTCCGTTAGGGCCAACAATTCCACCTTCAACGGCAGGAGTTCCGTGATACGTTTTTTGATAATTTACAAGGTCTGCCATTTCTTGAGTGCGCAATTTTTGTGCCAATTTAGCAGCTTCAGTGTCACCTGATTTGGCTATATAAGCGCCAGCAAGCATATTAGCTACTGGTTGTAATTGCTGAAATATTGATGGCTTTACATAGCGACCACTGATCATTTGACCTTGTGGTTGCTGATTTTGTTGCATCAACATACTGGCCATTTGTTGTTGGCGATTTATTGCTTGTTGTTGAGCGTAATCTTCAGGTGATAATGTGCCTAGCAAAGATGCGTTTGTGTCTGCCATATATTTTCCTTATAACGCTGCTGCCGCTGCTGGGGCTACTTCTGCGGCAGTTTCACCTGCTCCTGCAAGTGCACCACCACCGCCAAAAAGACCACCAAACCAGTCACCAATACCACCAAATAAATCACCCAATCCGCTACCAATCCAATCGCCAGCACCTGACCAAGGAGCATCGCTTAATCCTGCGTCTTGTTGTGCAAGCATGATGCTTTGTTGTGAATATGGATCAGTACCATAAGTATTAGCTGTAGAAGATTGATTCCAAGGGGCATAAGCACTTAAATTATTGCTTGCAGAACCACCAAATGAATTAGGATTAGAAATACCTGATGCAGAAGGTTTGCTTTTTAACATATTTGCCATACTCATAGGACTTAATCCACCCATTCCACCACCTGCACCTTTTTGAGCATGAGGTTGCATAAATTGATTTTGTTGCCGTAATTCATTAGCCAAATACTGTTGCTGTGCGCTAGTATTTTGGAATACAGGATTTATTCCTTGTGCGTTTTGTTGGTCAAAACCGCTAGGAACATAAGTCGATGTATAGGGATTTGTGTATTGATTATCCATTTAACTTACCATAGTCAACCATTAAATAACCATCAGGGCGTGTAGAAACAGCTTCAGGCATTACTTTTTGTGCTTCTTGAGCCATTACACCCATAAACTTACCATGTCCAGCTAAAGGATCGTTTTTAAATTCAGTCTTGTATTCAAACTCATATAATGGTAATCCATTATTTAAGTAACCAACTTGTTTAATGTTTTCTTTAGTACGAATATCTGAAGTTGGTGACATCATATAAGCACCACCTAATGTACCACCAAGACCAAGTAATCCACCTGTTAAGTTTGAATTAGCGGCTTGCTGGGCGTTATAAGTACCAAGGTTGTAGTTACCAGTAGCTGTTGCAGCACCCAATAAATCAGGGCCAGCGGTAGTTGCTTGTTGGGGTACATTTTGAAATGTTGGGTTTTGAACCTGTGCGCCAGTACGCAATGCACTTAATGTATTAAGTGGCATATTGTAATTAGTTTGCGCTTGGTTATATTGTTGTTGCTGTGCAGTATTTCCAAGGTTAGCGTTAGCAACTTGATTGCCAAATTGTTGCTGTGCAATAGCATTGTTAGCTTGTTGCTGCGCTTGAGAATTTGTATATCCTTGTTGATTTGCAGTATTTGTAAACTGACCACCTGTAATTCCTTGATTAAACAAAGAATTTCCAATTTGCTGACCTGCTAATTGCGAATTTGTAAGCAAATCATTTTGACCTTGATTAAAGGTACGCATTGCATTGTCATAAGCTTTTGTGCCAGCAACAATACCTTGGTTAGCAAGAGCAGCGTTTTGTGATTCGCGATCTTGCGCCATTTGTGGTTGTAAGCGGGCTTGCAAAATTTGATTTGCTTTATCCCAGCCAGCCATGCCACTCGCATAATTAGGATCAGATACTAGATTGGCTTGTCCAGTTAATTGGTTTAAATTGGCTTGTCCAACATTGGTAGTAATCGGTGCTGTATTTGGGTTAAAACCCTGACCCATTGTGTTTTGTACTTGACCTAGCTGGGTGTTAATTGTTTGACCAAGACCTAAACTGGTATTGTTTTGGGTATTTAAAAGCTGTTGTCCAACATCACTTAAGTCTGTTATGGCTGACCATTGTGGATTGCCATATTGGTCTGTTCCTGCTTGATGATAAGTAAGACTTCCGTAAGGTGTATATTGATTTACACGATTAGCGGCAGTAGCAGCCCTAACAGCATCTAAGTTTCCAGCGGCTGTAGCTACCGCTGCGCCTGTATAGTCAGGTGCTGGGGGCGGTGATGGTGGACTACCAAAGATAGCATCAAAAAACTGAAACTTTACTGGCATTAAGCCAGTTATCAATGGGTTGTTTAATAGTAATTTAATCATGATTCCACCAATGTATGTTTTTCTTTGATTTGAGGTTCTTTTAAGCCAGTTCCGCGTAAATTATGTAAACAAGACAAAAATACATTGTCTGTCAATGCTTGAAATCTATGTTTTGATCCAGCAGGAATTACAATCATTGCTGGGGCATGGAAAATACCCATTTTTTCGCCATCTTTCCAGCCTTCAATAGAACCCTGACTTAACAAAGTAATATGATCATGCTCATGGGCGTGTTGCGGAACAATATAGCCCGCTTTTTCTAAAGTATAGGTGCGTACCCAAATGTCATCTGCTTCCGCAAACTGGACATAGGGTAAATCAACATTTAACCTTACAAATTCTTCCATGAATTAACCTTTATAACGGTATTGCTAGTATAACTTTGATTATTAATATGTTAAAGTGATATTTAAAGCACTCCACCACGCTCCATTACATAGTCTGTACTAGCCCAATGTAATTCAATATTTTGGCTAACAGCGTTTAAATTGACAGAACCGCTAAATCCTAAGCCTGTGACACCTTGCCATGTCTTTGTAGTAATTAAACCGCCTGCCCAAACATTGCTATCCCATTTAGACGTATCCCAAATACCTTCTGTTTGCGTGGTTGGATTAAAAGAAACTGCTCCAAGCTGGGACTGAGTGTCAAAATCCACGCTAAGACCGCATAAAACGCTCGGTACGCCACCTGTAGACTGAAGAATGGGTCTAACCATCATAAATCGTTTTAATTGACCTGCGCTTTCAAAATAGCTATAAGCTTGTTGGGCAGTTGCACTAATGTTGTTGCTATCATCAGAAAGGCTGGTATAAAAACTGCCCACATAACCGTTTCCACCAAAGTGCATATCGGCATTGCCTGAAACTTCCCAACAATAACTTTGAATACCTGTAAATCTAGCCCAAGCTTTAGTAATAGTGTGCATTACATATTGCTCAATTCCGTTAAGAATAGGAATATTTAAAATCAACATATTTTCAGATGCAAAATAGTTAATCTGCCAGCCAAATTGATTGTAATAATTGGTAGCTGCTTGGCTAATAGGGAAGTAAATCTTATCTGTAAGGTTAATACGGGGATCTAATCGACTAGATTGCAAAGAAGCTGCCAAAGGTACTAAACCATCTTGAGTTAAAAGAAGGATGTCCCCAGCCCATTTAAAAAAGCATCTACGATTAAAGGTTTGGCCTAATTGCCATACGCCTTTTAATGCCCAAGTTGCAGCAGTATTGGGGTCTGTACCATAATATTGAATAACCTCGCCCATTGAGGTAACAAATACTGCGTAGTCATCTGCGCCTTGTCCAGCATCAATAGTCCAAGTAGCCATTGCTTGTAAATAGCCTGCGTTTCGTGCAATTCCACCAAAATAAAGGGGTTGTGCTACGCCTGCAATTGAATTTACATCGAGATACCAGCAAGTTAAACTGTCTTTTTGGGTAAAAAATAAACGATTTTTAAATAAATTGACATTAGCAAAAGTGCTTGAATCAATCCCTGTAATACCTAAAACTGTATAAGTACCGACTACCGTAGCGTTTGCCGCAGGAGTGGTAGCCATTGTGTAAGTAAAAGTAGTTAGCCCAGTAACGGTAACAACATAAGAACCGTTGTAATCGTTGGCAGTAGCACCTGCAATGGTGACATAGTTGCCTGTTATCAAGCCATGTGGAGCAGAGGTGGTAAGTGTAGCTACATTACCTACATGAGTGATAGAACTAATGGTTTGCGCGGTGCTTGTAGTAGCTAAATAGAACCATGAAGTTCCGTTGTAGATTACTGTAGGGTCTACACCGTTACAAGCTATTAAAAAATGCCCTGCTCCGTTACTTAAATTAACAACTTGCAATTTGTCGCTTGTAAGACCAGTAAATACTTTGGTAGCAGGATTTGTTGTAGTTTCCCAAATATCTGCTCCTGATGCTGCAAATAGCTTATAACCCGTGTTTGTTGTGTAATTCATCAAAGTATTTACGGGGGTTACGGCTTGGTTTAAATATGTTCCAACTACCGTAGCATTTCCAGTAGGAACACTAGCCATGCTATAAGTAAATTTTGTAGGGCTGGTAACGGTGATCTTAAATACACCGCTATATGCCGCAGGGGTAGTCCCCGTAATAGACACATAAGCACCTGTAGTTAAACCATGTACTGTAGCCGTTGTTAAAGTAGCTACTGCGTTTACATGAGTAATGCTACTAATGGTTTTAACGCCCGCAGAAGTAGTCAATATAGAAGTGACGTTGTAGCCTTTACGCATTGTCACATCGGTAGGGGTTGGATACCAATTAACAAGCTGTACCGCATCTAGCGGCTGCATATTTGCTAATGAATCCCTGCCATTCCAGCCACCTATAGGGGCAGGTACGGAAGTAGTATTTGCTGTAAACTTTTTAGCTACGGCCATTATTAAGACCCATAGCCAGTATCGGGAATATTCGCCCAGCCAATAAGCACAGCACTTGGTTGTGGAGCAAAAGACAGGGTTGCAGAACCCTTATCGTTAGCTTTAGCCACATTTAAGTATCTTGTGTAGTCTTGTTGCAATGCGGTAGTGTCAAATGATTTAATTTGGAAATACTTTAATTTAGTCAATAACGCAATAACGGCATCATCTAATACGGATGTATCGCTATCGTTTTGAAAGCTATTTAATACATCGCCAGCAGCATTTCTAACCCAGCCTTTAGAACGGTACTCAAAACCTAAGTATTCTTGGGTGTTGTAAGGTGGCCAAATTTGAAATTCATTGCCAAGGATACGCCAGCGAACCCGTGGGCCTGTTGAAATATACCCTGATTTAAGCCATTGCCATTGCTGTGCATCGACTGGGCCAAGCATCTGCCAATGCTTTGTCTTGTCCCAATGGGTATTATCCGTAATGGTTTCGTAATCAGGTGGTAAAGGGTAAATCGTTTTACTAAAAGTTACTGTGCCGCCCACCGATGTAGCAGAAGCTAATTGGGTAGAAGTTAAGCTAGTTGAATCAATTACATTATTAACATAAGTATCCTGTGGGATGCTTGTTCCTACTATGCTATAAGTGTTATCCAGCCCTGCCGTACTAGGAATGTTATTAAGTAAATAAGTCCCATTCGTAGTATTGCAGGTCGTGGTTATTGCTGTGGTGTAGAAGCGATATTCCAATTCCAATGCTTGCCAATCGTATTCCTTAATCAAGTCATACCCTGCACGGTTCATCAAAGCAAGGACTTGTTGCACATCCTGACTAGGATTACCGACTACATAAGAAGGCACGGAAAGGTTAAGTTCAGCAGTTACTTGCTGTACGAGTTGGAGCATTGTAGATGACATATTAAGCTTCCTCTGTGGCTACCGTTTTCTGTTTACGGGGTTTCTTTTCACCAACAGCGGCAAGTATAGTGGCCATTTGTTCTTGCATTAAGGCCAGCTTCGCATCTGTTTCAGCCTTTATTTTAGCAGTTTCTTCATCTTTTTTGGCAAGTTCTTGTTTCAAATCGTTAATTTCTTGTTCTCTTTTGTCAGATTCTGCTGTTTTATCGGCTAGATTTAAAAATGATTTTGCTTTATCGCGAAAAGCGTAAGGTGACATTCCTGCCGCCATGCCAATTCGCTGTAATTGCTGATCGGATGCGTTTGCTACCGCTTCTACTGTATGGAACTTCATTCCGCGCAGTTCTTCGGCTTGAGATTTAGAAATTAAAGGCCATTCTGTAATTGGAGTGCCTTCAAATCCTTGTCCGTCTACACCTAATTTATTGATATATGACGCCCAATGTAGCGGAAAACGCTGTTTATGGTTTTCTAGTGCGTATGTATCGATTTCGGTGAGATTATCGCCAGCAACGCAGATATTTACAAAATCAAACTCTTTATAAATTGGTCTGCCAGCTTCCGTGGAAGCATCATCTTGCTTAATTGCCCGCTTGTAAAAACGAACTGATAATCTTGCGTCTGCATTTTGCTCATCTGATGGTAAAGCCATTTTTAAATCTCCTCAAGGTATTAAGGTAAAAA